TGGCAGGTCAATAGAAATATAGAAAATGACCTTGCAAGAGAGGTAGAGGTTCGAACTGTGTACAAGCCGATATTTACTCAAGTATCGGCCGAGCCTACACCAATTGTTATTGAAGAAGATAAAGTCGGTGTACAACCTGATAAAGAGATGTACGCATATAATCCAATGGAGCTCCCATCTAAAACTAAGGGAGAATTTAAGACTTATATGGATTATAGAAAGATTACTAATAAATCGTCCAAGCAATGGCACTTACAGCAATTGGCCACTACAAATGAAGAAGGTTTTCGTTTATTCAATGGAAGATATTTAGTAGCTGTTGGAACATTTTATGCTGATGAGGTTGGAAAGGAATTAAGAATTACTTTAGAAGATGGTACAGTATTTCTTGCAATGGTGGGAGATATCAAAGATAACTTACATACAGACCGGACTAATAGATATATTGAGAAGAATGGTAATATTGTAGAATTCATAGTAGATGTAGATAAGCTTGACCCTATTACTAAAAAATTAGGTAATGTATCAAATTCAGGATTCGAGGGTCATATAGCAATGATTGAGGAGGTGATAAATTATGGAGAACTTACTAACGGCAACTAAAGTGGTACAACATCTGGATATTTCAGTTCCTACACTAAATAACTGGTATAAGTGGTATAATAATCCAGACTTTGAAAAGCCTGAAGATACACCTGAATTACCAAGCTATATACAGCAAGGAAAGAGAGGGACTCGTTATTGGAATAAGAAAGACCTACCTAAATTGGTTAAATTCAAGGAATGGATGCCAAGAGGTAGAGCTGGTGTAATGGGAGATTTTAACGCTCAGTTTTGGGGAGAAAGAGGAAAGAGGGCTCTCCGCAACAAACGTTTACGAAAAGACTAAATATTCTATATAATAATTGAACCTAAAATATAAAGGAGGCTATTAAAAAATGGCAAGAAAACAACTTTCATTGATTGAAGATGTAAGGACACCAGAAGAAAAGTTGTCCGATTTACTTCCAGTATATGAAGCCAATAAGTCAGAAATGGATTCATATAAAAAATTAGTAGATAGGGATAACAAGGAAATCAAATCTATCATGCTTGGAGCAGAGATGGGAGAATTTGTAGTAGATGATATTAAGGCAAGCTGCTCTGTATCAGTAAGGGAGGATTTCGTTGAGGAAGCTCTAATTGCTAAATTAAAAGAAATGAAAATCCGTGGAGTGGTTAAGAAGAAAGAATATGTGGATATGGACGCCCTTGAAAATGCTATTTACAATGGTAAAGTGGATGCAGCTTCATTAGCGGATTGCCAAACTAAGAAAGAAGTTGTAACTTTAAGAGTAAGTAAGCTCAAGAGAAAAGAGGGTTAAGATGGCAGTTAAAAGAAAACAGCAATCTGAATATCAGAGCCAAGCTGTTCCCACTGTCATTAGAGCCAATAGTAGAATTAGTGTTAAAATAAATGAAACCTTCTATACTTTTGAGTTTATGGAAGAAAGGCAATTTCCAATTGATTTAGTAGAAGAAGGCACTATTGACTTCGCCAAAGAAAAAGAGATGCTTTGGGATGAAGTTCATGCTCAAGTGGATAAGCAGGTTCAGGATGTTGTGGATATGCTAAAACAAGGAAAATAATGGTAAAATTAACTTGAATTACAAGCTATACTATTATATAATTAAGAGGTAATCAGTATTCGCGGTACTGATACCAAATCAAATACTGATTACTATAAAATGGTATGATGAACGAGCCGCGAACTCAAGTAGTCATACCATTTTATATTTTAATAGGAGGTCGTTCATGTCCATATTTAGAATAGAGAAGACTAAAAATTATATAGTAATGAGTAATGACCATTTCAAAGAAAAAGAAATGAGTCTAAAATCAAAAGGATTACTTAGCCTTATGCTCTCATTACCAGATGATTGGGATTATTCTATTGCAGGCTTGGTAACTTTAAGTAAAGATAAAGAAAGTTCAGTCAAATCGGCATTAAAGGAACTTGAGGACTTTGGATATCTAAGAATTGATAAGATATACCCGGACAAAAGTGAAACCGGTCGAATTGAATATATCTATAATATATTTGAAAAATCTATAAAACAAGGCAGTGAAAAACAAGGAGTAGAAAATCTACCGCTTGAAATTCTATCGGTAGAAAATCCACCCCAATTAAATACTAAGAAATTAAATACTAATAATAAAAAAACATCTAAAGATGTTACCCCAACTCAAAATCCTTTAATAACCCCACCAAATCGTAAAACTAAGAAGTCTAAAGATATAGTTACTATGAGAGGAATGATAAATGCCTTTACTCAGAATGAAATTATTAGAGAAAAATTATTAGAATATTTCAATATTAGATTAAAAAAAGGTCTTCAACCTAATCAATGGCAAATTATATTAGATGATTTAAGAGCCTTTGCTGGAGATAGTGCTTCAATAGCGGTAGATAAAATAAATGGAGCTATTGCTGGAGGATATATGCAAATAATAGCATCTTGGGAAAAAGATAAGAAGAACAATTTTAGTAAGCCTAAATTCGATAATACTTCAGGTCGTAAAGTAGAAGCAGTTGTTAATATGACAGAAGAGGAAAAGAGAGAGTTTGAAGAGAATTTAGCTACAGATGAAGATGGTAATCCATTACAATTTTAATAAATAAAGGAGGAAATATTATCATGAGTCAACAAAAGTACTGGGAGAGGGTTTGCGATATTCAGCAAGCTCAAACAGAAAAGGGAATTAAGAAATACGGTCAGGTCTTGGAACAGAATAAAAAGTTAAGCCCCGAAGAAAGAGTTACTTATCTTGAGGAAGAATTGATTGATGGCCTTATGTATTGCGAGCATTTAAAACAATTGATTAGAGATGGCCAAGGATTGCAAGATTCAATTACGGCTAATCAATATCAGAAAGCCGCATTAAGAACTGCAAATACTGAGGCAATGAAAGACCCTTATGAAAAGATTACAAATGGAATCTTGGGATTGACTGGAGAATCCGGTGAGGTTGCCGACCATATTAAGAAATTCAAATATCAAGGCCACGAACTTGATAGAGATTATTTAGCAAAAGAGCTTGGAGATATTTGCTGGTATATAGCTTTACTTGCAGATGGTATTGGTTTTGATTTAGGAACTATTATGCAAATGAATGTAGATAAGCTTAAAAAGAGATATCCTGAAGGATTTGATACTGAAAGAAGTTTACACAGAGAGGAAGAAAACTAATGAAAACTGAATTAAAAGTAAGTTTAATCGAGTATACCCCAAACCCTGAAAAGATTATATCAGGGGCAGCAAAGTTATGTTATTCAGAAGCTAATATTGATGAAATAATGGAGCAGCAAACTCCCGAAGCTGTAGAAAAATTTCTTAATATGTTAATGAATATGGGCCATGAAAGTCCTATTGAACATGTAAACTTTACTTTTGGGATAGAGGGAGTATCCAGAAGTTTAACTCATCAATTAGTAAGACATAGGCATGCAAGCTATAGTCAGAAATCTCAAAGATATGTAACAGAAGGGCAGTTTGAATATGTTATACCTCCAGAGATAGAAAAGGATAATAGGCTAAGAATGGCATACGAAAATCATATGATAGATACTCAACAAACCTATGATTGGTTAGTTGAAGGGCTAATGTCAAATAATGGTGGGAATGAAAAACAAGCAATTGAGGATGCAAGGTATGTGTTACCCAATGCATGTGAAACTAAAATCATTTGTACAATGAATGCAAGGGAAGTACTCCACTTCTTTAAGCAAAGATGTTGTAATAGAGCTCAATGGGAAATAAGGGAATTAGCAACTCAGATGCTTAAACTTGTTAGAGATGCGGCTCCAATAATATTTAAGAATGCAGGGCCAAGTTGTATTAAGGGAGCATGCCCTGAAGGAAAAATGACATGTGGTGAGATTACTACAGTAAGGGAAAAATTTAGAGCATAATAGGAGGATAGATAGAATGGAATTGAACAAATGGTTACCACAGGAGCTATCTCAAGATATTTGGAATAAGAAATATAAGTTCGAAAACGAAACACTTGATGAATGGTTTGAAAGAGTGTCCGCAGGCGATAAAGAGTTAGAAAAAACAATCAGGGAAAAGAAATTTATCTTTGGTGGAAGAATATTAGCAAATAGGGGACTTCATAAGTTAGGGAAAAAGATTACATACAGCAATTGCTATGTACTTGCTCCACCAGAAGATAACCTTGAATCAATATTTAATTGTGCGGCAGAGATGGCAAGAACATTCTCTTATGGTGGAGGAGTGGGAATTGATATTTCTAACCTTGCACCAAAGGGAGCTAAGATAAATAATGCGGCAAGAGAAACATCGGGAAGTGTTTCTTTTATGGATTTATTTTCATTAACTACTGAATTGATTGGGCAGAATGGGAGAAGAGGAGCCGCAATGATTTCTATAGCTTGTGACCACCCTGACCTATTAGATTTTATTGAAGTGAAAAACAATCCTGATAAAGTAACAAAAGCAAATATATCAATTAGAATTACAGATGATTTTATGCAAGCGGTTATAAATGACGGGGATTATGAATTAAGCTACCAACGTGAAACCACTGGACAAAATATTGTAAAGGTAGTAAAAGCAAGAGAACTACTAAATATGATTGCGCAGAGTAATTGGAAAATGGCAGAGCCAGGGATGCTCTATTGGGATAGAATACAGAATTGGAATTTATTTAGTGAAGATGATTCTATTGAATATGCTGGAGTTAATCCATGTGCTGAAGAACCATTACCGTCATATGGAAGCTGTTTACTTGGGAGTGTTAATTTAGCTGAATTTGTTACTAATCCATTTACCCCAAGGGCAAGATTTAATTTAGAGGAGTTTCAGAAAACAGTGGTTATTGGGGTTAAGGCTCTAAATGAAGTGTTGCATGAAGGATTACCACTTCATCCATTAAAACAGCAGCAAGAATGTGTTAATGATTTAAGACAAATTGGGTTGGGTTGTTTCGGTTTACATGATGCACTAATTAAAATGGGGATAACTTATGGAAGTGAAAAGTCCTTAGAGTTAGCTGATAAGATTGGTTCTACTTTAATTGATACAGCTATTAAAACATCTGCAGAGCTTACAGATATTTATGGAAAGTATCCTAAATACAATGAAGAGGCCATAATGAAGAGTAAATTCCTGCAGGAAAACGCTTCAGAAGAAACTATAAATTTAGTAAAAGAAAAAGGGTTAGCAAATAGTCAAATCTTAACAATACCACCAACTGGCTCAGTAGCAACTATGATGGGAGTAAGTACTGCACTTGAACCCATGTATTCATTTTCATATACAAGAAAGACAGAATCTTTACATGGTGAAGATAAATACTATAAAGTGTTTACACCTATTGTTAAAGAATATATGGATAGATTTAATATTAAAGATGAATCTCAATTACCTGAATACTTCAACACTACTGCAACTATTCCTTATTTAGAGAGAATTAAAATGCAGGGTAGATGGCAAAAGTATATAGACGCATCCATAAGTTCAACTATAAATGTTCCTGAAGAGTTTACAGTGGAGCAGGTAGCTGATTTATATATTCAAGCTTGGAAGCATGGCCTAAAGGGAGTTACATTATTTAGAGATAATTGCTTTAGAACTGGAATTCTTACTACCAATAAAGAAGAAGAGCAGGAAGAACTAAAGAGAGGCGAAGTAATTAAAGCTCCTACAGAATGTATTGGTAAAACTTATAAAGTAGTGACTGGCTGTGGAAATGCTTATCTAACAGTTAGCTGGGATGAGAATGGAGAAGTTGTACAAACATTTACAAATAAGGGGAGTAGTGGAACCTGCAGAAGTAATCAAGAAGCGGTGTCAAGATTGATATCTCATTCATTACGTGGAGGAATTTCCATTGAAAGTATTATTGACCAATTAAAGAGCGTAGATGTATGTCCATCATATGCTTCGGCTAAAGCAAGAGGAAAGAAAGTAAGTCAAGGCTCAAGTTGTCCTTACGCAATAGCAGTAGTATTAGAAAGGGCAATGAAAGATGGAAAACAATTATTAGAATCTATTGAAGGAGTAACTGAAGTAGAGGAAATCGAAGTTCAAGAAGAAGAGAAACCCAACGTTAATACTATACAGTGTCCAGAATGTGGAGAACCCCTTGCCGTAGAAGGTGGATGTGTAACCTGTAGAAATTGTTCCTACTCAGTTTGCAATTAACGTTTATAAAAACTGAATAATTTCTATATAATAGGTAACAAGGAAAAAAGGGGGATTCAGAAATGAACCAAGATATAAAAGAACAAGTTTTGAACTTGATACCTGATAGTAAAGATAATGCCATGACAAGTAAAGAGCTAATGAGTTTTACTGGATTAAAATTTAGAGAATTAAAGGAAATCATTGCAGAGCTTAGAATCTTGCATCCTATATGTTCACGAGAAACAGATGGTGGAGGATATTGGATGGCAGAAAATGATAATGATATAGATGAGTTTGTTGCAATGATTTCCCGAAGAAGGGATGGCTATAATAAAACAATAGCTATAATGGAGAATCATAAATGTAATGAGGTGAACTAATGGCGTACGAGTATATATTCAACATGACAAAGTGCTGGTACGCTGGAGCATGTGGGAAGTTCAAGACCGATGAATGTAATGCAAGTTGTATTCGATATATGGAAATGGACTTCCTGATGCAGAATAGCGGGATACCAAGAAATAGACAATATAGCGTTCCATTAACTCCATCGAAAAAGGATGTCCAAGCTTTCCTCACATTAAAGGATATTAAAGATGATATTGTAGCCTTTGTTGAAAATGGGGAAAGTGTTTATATCTATAGTGATAACTTTGGTAATGGGAAAACAACTTGGGCAATAAAGCTAATGCAGAAATATTTCGATGATATATGGGCAGGTAATGGCTTTAGATGTAGAGGAATCTTCATTCATGTTCCAACATTTCTTACAAAAATCAAAGAGGGAATAAGTCGGAGGGATGAAGATTTCGAAACACTAAAGAGCAGACTAATGACTGTTGATTTAGTTATTTGGGATGATATAGCAGCAACCAAGTTAGGAGATTTCGACCACGCAAACTTACTTACCTACATAGACCAAAGAAAGCTCCAGCAACTCTCTAATATCTACACCGGAAACTTACCTCAAGAAGAACTACAAGATGCTCTTGGCAACAGATTATCAAGCAGAGTTTGGAATGATAGCACTCCTGTTCGATTCGTAGGAGCAGATAGGAGGGGCGTCAGATGATTACATTACAAATAATAAACAAGGTACTTCAAACACAAGATATACAAATAATTAACAAGAATGCTCTTACCGAGGAATATTTCGTAGGATATGAAAGTGAATTTAATTTTATAGTTGACCATTTTAACAAATATGGCAAAGTACCAGATAAAGCAACATTCTTAGATAACTTCAATGATTTTAATTTTATAGAAGTTGCGGAAACAGATAAATATTTATTAGATACCTTATATGAGGAGCATTTATATTATAAATCAGTAGAAGTTGTACAAAAGGTAGCCGAGCTATTAAAATCAAATGCCAATGATGCAGTCGAATACTTGCATTCCCAATTACCTAATTTAGAGATAGCCGCCACTACTGAAGGAACCGATATTATTAGTCAAGCTGATGAAAGATATCAAACTTATTTAGAAAAGATGAACTCTGAAAACCCTTGGTATATTACAACCGGGTTCGAGGAGTTGGATGGGATAGTAAATGGATGGGCGAAAGGAGAAGAGCTTGTAGTATTCTTCGCAAGAACTGGCCAAGGTAAATCATGGGTATTGGCAAAGACATTATCTCATGCTTGGCAAATAGGAAATCGAGTAGGGTATATAAGTCCGGAGATGAGCCCAACTAAAATAGGTTACAGATTCGATACATTATTAAAGAACTTCTCAAATAGGAATTTAGTTTGGGGAAAGGAAGAACCTGATTACGAAGCCTATATAAAAGACCTGAAGAATCATAAAACTCCATTTATTGTAGCTACTCCATTAGATTTTCAAAAGAAGGTAACCGTAACTAAATTAAAGCACTTTTGTCAAACCAATAAGCTGGATATCTTGGGGATAGATGGGATAACTTATCTTACGGATGAAAGATACAAAAAGGGAGATAATAAAACTATATCCTTAACAAATATCAGTGAAGACCTGACATCTTTAAGTATTGAACTGGGAATACCTATATTAGTAGTAGTTCAATCAAATAGGCAAGGTGCAAAGGATGCTGATACAGATGGAACTCCTGAATTAGAAACAATTAGAGATTCAGATGGAATTGCTCAAAATGCTACTAAAGTAATAGCATTAAGACAAACCGGAGCAGGATTAGAGTTTGGTATTAAGAAACATAGAGATGGTATAAACGGTGGAAAGCTAATTTATTATTGGGATATAGATAAAGGACAATTCAATTATATTCCATCAGGTGAAGATGCGGTTAAACCGGAAAGAAGACAAAAGAAAGCGGATGAAATTAAGAACTCATTCAATGATGGTACAGATGTATTCTAAGGGAGGCAATTAAATGTTTTATGTAAATAAGAATCCAATATTAGCCGATGAACTGCAAGTTCTAAATGAATTAAAAGTTCAATTAGAATTGAATGGAATTTTACGATTTGCAGAATTCAAGGTTGGCCCAAGAAACATACAATTTAATTGCCCTATTCATAATGACGGTCAAGAGAGAAAACCATCATGTGGAATATCAACTGTAAACAAGGAAGAGGTACCTGCAGGAACAGTTCATTGTTTTACCTGCGGGTATACTGCCTCTTTAGAGCAAATGATAAGTGATTGCTTTGGTAAAGATGATGATGGAGCATTTGGTAAAGAATGGTTAATAAAGAATTTCTTAACTATCTCTATAGAAAATAGAAAAGATATAATACTTGACCTTGAAAGGGGTAATAATAGAAAGACTACCAGTTATGTTAGTGAGGAAGAGCTGGATTCATATAGGTACTATCATCCCTATATGTACAAAAGGAGGCTAACGGATGAAGTAATAGAACAATTTGATGTAGGTTATGATGACCACTTCGAGCTCAAAGATAAGTTTGGTAAAGTGAAAAGTGTATTAAGATGTTTGACTTTCCCGGTTAGAGATATAAATGGCAATACCTTATTTATAGCAAGAAGAAGTGTTGATATAAAATTCTTTCATTATCCTGAAGGAGTAGATAAACCA